GGGGTAGCTTGTGCCGCTTCTTTATTTCCTGCCGCAGTCGCAGTAGCCGCCCCTGTGTAATCGGGAGCAGGTGGTGGAGAGGGGGAGCTTTTATTTACAAGCCATCCTCCTGTAACTTTCTTTTCAGGTGCGAAATAAATAGGTTCAAATTTGTTCATTTTTTAATCTCCAACCATCTGCAATCTTTTTTAAACATTCCAAGTATCACTAAATCACCTGAAGGTGATGCGCCATGTATTCTTGCATCTTCAGTGAAGCCTAACTTTAAGTTAAACTGTAATGCGTGGGCATTACCTTCATCTATCAATGCTGTTACTCTATTAACTTTACATTGTTCAAAAGCATAATAGAATACAAACCACAAAAATTCTCTTGTAAGCCACTTTCTACTCATATCTGATGCAACATGTACATTGATATTTACCCCATTAAACTCATTATATACTACACCTCCAATGAGTTCTCCATCTTTTTCAATACCTATTCCAACTGATGCACCAAAATTACCAAACTCATTTGTTCTTTTTGCTACCCATTCTACAACTTTATCACCAGTGACTATCATTACAACACAGAACCATTTTCTAACACAAAATCAGTAGAAGTCCAATGTGTTTCAATCCCCAATGTAGCGGATTTAAGTCTTAATGCAGCAGCAAATCCTACCCCATTAATACCTTGCCATGACTTATTAACACCTAGATTACCACCCCAAAAGCTAGTATCCCATAGTGAACTATCCCATAGTCCATAAGATGTACCTGTATAAGACAATGTACCTAACAAATCGGTATCGTCAAAATCTATATTCAATCCTGATAAAATAGCAGGTGAACCACTAGATAATAAGATTGGGCGAACCATTGTCCAACGCTTTAACTTACCTCTTGAACCAAAGTAACTAAAGGCTTGTTTAGCATCAGCATTGATATTAGTGCCATTATCTGCATCTGTATCCCATGCCTTACATACTACGCCATTACCGCCAAAATAAGGTTGTTCATTCCAAATAACCCAACAATTAGCGTTCCATCCTGTCCAATTACACCATGATTTAGTAATGGTGTTCATCACATATTGCTGTTGTTGCCCTATAGCTACTGGCACATTGAGAATAAGCATATTCTCTCTAGCATAGTAAAGTATCTGCCAACCAAATGTAGTTCCATAGTCCGAAGCCGCTTGACTAATGGCTGCGAATATCTTGTCGGTAAGATTAACTCTAGGGTCTAACCTTGAGCTTTGTAGTCCTGCCGCCATAGGGGTTAAGCCATCTTGTGTCATCAATAGACAGTCACCTGCCCATTTTAATGAGCATCTACGCCCTACAGGTGAACCTATTTGCCATATACCTACCAATGACCATGTTGTAATGTTAGATGGGTCGCTTCCTGCATAAACTAATACTTCACCATTAGACGTAATAAACACGCAATGGTCATCTACACCTGCACCTGCATCAATAGTCCAGTTTTCCATAGCCATGATGTAACCACCAAGACGGCATATAGAACTAAAATCTAAGGCTTGAGCTACCCCTGCTATGCTTGATGATGGTAAATACCACACTTTCAATGTATCTTTCTGTACTAGCCAAATACGACTTTTAGCAAGGTTTATACTAATGCAAGTAGAAGTATCTACCCCTGTAATATCATGTGTACCATCACCATCAATCCACCATGTAGAACCATTGTAGCCACGTAGCTTATCTGCGCCATTAACTGCCATGACATAACTACCACCTGCGGTAGTGATATTGGTATATTGAAACCTAGCATTGGTAAGTGTAGTAACTACTGGTGCGCCTACTGCTCCACCTGCTGTTACATCATATATACTGTTAGTAGCACCATTGACACTTACTGCAAATAACTTACTACTAGCACCACCTGAATAATTAATTAAGGTTTCTACTTGACCAGGCAACCCTGTAGCCCAGTTAGAATACCCTTTTCTTACACGTACATCTGATACTGTAGGATACCAATTAGTCAGATATACCGCATCTGTTGACTTCATTTCTGAAATAGAATCTCGTGCGTTCCACCCACCAATTGGCGAGGGGATTGATGCTACTGTTGCACTAGCTCTACCGCCTAATTTAGCCATTAGTTATAATCCTTGAATGGACTTAACCCCAAATTTCTACGTTGATTAGCAAATTCTAAAGCAGTATTATAAATATCAGTAGGCATTTTTTGATGAGGCTTTAATGCTAATAGTCTTGTTAATTGCTCGGCAGAAGTATTTGGTGTTATTGATGGGAAATCACCATTACTATCACCTACTGATAATTCAGTAGAAACAGAATTTGGCGTACCTGTATTAGGCAACGCACCTAACCAACCTTGACCTTTAGGCATCATTTGACCCCCATATCCAGTACCTTCTTTATAGGCACGTAATCCACCGCCATTAGCATTAGGATTTTGATAAGGGTTAGGATAGTCACCATAAGATAATCCCCCTTGTTGTGGTGATTTACCTAATAATGCAGCTAATCTTAATGCGGTTTCATCTGCCATATTTAAGTTCCATAACCGCTATCTGGAATATTAGCCCAACCAACCAACACTTGTGATGGTTTAGCGGCAAAACTCAATGTCGCTGCCCCTGTATCTTCAGCTTTAGCTACATTCAAATAACGGATATAATCACGCACAATATTAGTTGAATCAAAACCTTTAATCTCAAAGTATTTCTTTTTGGTTAAAAGTATCATCAATCTAGTAACAAACATGAATGTGTCGGTATCTGCTTGGAATGAGCTTTGAGCCACTCCTGAAGCAGATGTAGCCCAACCATTACTAATATACTCAAACCCTAAATATTCAGAAGTGCTGACAATTGGCCATATTTGAAAGGTAGTACCTAACATTCTCCAACGTAAACGTGGGCCAGTAGCGATATATCCTGACTTTAACCATTGCCATTGTTGCGCTGATTCTGGGCCAAGCATTTCCCAATGTTTAGTCTTATCCCATTGAGTGCGGTCAACCATGCGGTCATAGTCAGAGGGTAAACTGTATTTTTGCTGACCAAATGTGAGGGTATTAGTTGAAGCTGTAACTGTAGCAACTTGTGAGAGCGTTACTTGTGTGGCATTGTCAACGCTTAGAATGTAGGTATCTTGAGGAATACCTGAACCTGTTACCATGTAAGTACCAGCCACCAACCCAACGGTTGTATCAATCCCCGTGACAATTGCCGAGCCTACCGTTGTTGTGGCTACTGACTGATGCCATTGGGTGGTGAACCGATATTCTTTATCCAATCCTCTCCAATTATGTTCCATACATAATTCAGTACCAGCAGCGTTCATTAGGGCAAGAATTTGAATAACATCTTGGCTTGTATTCCCTACTACAAAAGCAATAGGGGGTAGTCCTAATTCGTTAGCTACTGCTTGTGCTACGGAGAGCATTGTAGTCATGGTATTGTCCTTGCCTTATTAAAACGCTACATCCGATTCAACTTCTTCAGTAGTCTTTTTACCAAAATTAGGATTACCACGTTTCTTTGGCTCATCCTTTGTGGCAGTGGCGGCAAGGAGTTGCGCCATTTGCTCTTGCATCTTTGCTATTTTAGCATCTGTTTCAGCCTTAATGCTAGCATTTTCTTCACGTAATGTCTTTATCTCTTCGTCTTGTTTTGCAAGATTTCCTTCTTCACTTGCTATTTTAAGATAATTTTGCGCTCTTGTCCTGAAGGTAAATGCGTTCATTCCTGCCTTCATCCCCAAGTTTTGCAATTGTGCATCTGAAGCTGTGGCAATAGATTCTACAGTATAGAACTTAATTGCACGTAATTCCTCTGCCATAGCAGGGGTTACTAATGGCCATTCACTTACAGGTGTACCTATGTTACGAGGGTCATCACCATGTTTATTCTTGTAGTGCGCCCATTGTATAGGGAAGCGTTGTTTGTGGTCTTCACGCACCTCTGCGTCAACTGTAAGGGTACTATCACCAGGTACATAGATAGTAATCATATCTACATCCATAAAAATAGGGCGACCTTCTGCGTTACTAGCAAACTCATTCTTAATTGGCTTGCTGTGAAATCGTACTGCTAAACGTGAATCTGCATTTTGTACATCTGATTCTATACCCATTTTAATTCTCCAAGTAGTTGGTTAATTTGCTACATAAAACATTGATGAAATTTCTTCTTCTTCACTCCAATTAACAATATAGCCCATCTTTGAAAATAGGGCTTTCCACCATGAATAAGGTTCTACTGTTAAATGTAAATCTTGACCAATTAACTCCCCACAAATATCGTGTACGGTTGATATTTGGAAAAAACATGAGTCACATGAGTCCATTATATTTCGTATTACTGTTTCTACAAGTTCTGGCTGAATATGTTCCATTACGTCTGTACAGTACCCATAATGCCCAGTTAAGATAATATTCTCTGTCATATCGCATACTAAAAATGGGAATGACTTACAATCCCTATCCCTACAGTTTTCAGCAAAGTCTATCTGTTGCACGTTTAAATCGTGCCTAATATCTTTAATAGCTTTAGAGCCTCTACCAGTACCACAGCCGTAATCAATGACTACTGCATTATGTTTAGGGTGAACTATATCTAAGAATGTTTGAGCAACTATCTCACCAGGACTTACATGGCGATACTCTGAATGTGTCCACATGGCTTCATATTTAGACTTTTCATCAGGGTACATTTCAGGTTCAGGGATAGGGGGCTGTCTACGGACTACAGCAGGTAATAAACCATCCCCATCTACTGTAATGGTACAACCTTTATCTATTAAGTCATTAGATAGAATCGGGAATAACTCTGCCTGTTTAGCCATAGCAATACTGGCTTTATATCTAGTGCCGTCTAAAGTAACGTAGCAACAAGAATCATTCTCATTTAGCGACTGTTTAAATGCGTGACCCATCTTGTTACGATAACTTGAATCATAGCCAAATAAGTGAATAAATCTATACCCTAAAGTATAGACTAAGCACATGGCAGATAACCCTACAGTAGTGCCACCACCGATTTGAGAATACTCAAAATCTACAACTGGTTCTGTGCCTTCTAATTCTGGGATATATGGTTGCCATAAGGTAACTTTACCTTTGGCGGATTTAAATGCGGATGGATGGCATTGTGCTGATAATAGGTACTCATTTGCATGACCTATGAAGAACTTGTTTTCTTCTCTAGCATCTACCATTACAGTGTAATCTACTTCAATACCTTGCTCTTCTAGGTATTTTGCTGCCCCATTAAGGGCGAATATCTTTTGTCCTAAACTCTTTCTCCAACGGATAGAATCAAGACAATCTGCTACTGATGGGCCACTGCCAACAATAATGGCATGACCATCATGCGGTTTTTCCATCTTAACCCAAGATATATCTAGCTTTGAGTTAGTTTCAATCTGTTTCTGTAACGTATCTATGTCGGTATTACATTCTACGATAATGTCGTTCATTTTAGCCTCTGCAAGTAGTTGCATTAGTTAATAAAAAAGGGAGAGAGATTACCCCTCTCCCCTTGCCGTACTATATTACCTAAGTTATTCTACCCATCATGTGTGGGCGATTAATTGTAACAGCGATAGTAGTTGTTGCTGAAGCAATTGAAGTAGTATTAGCTGTACGTGCGCCAATGATTTGAACACCAGAAGCGTTCTTACCAATAACACCTGTAGAAATAAAGCCAATAGCTTGTTTGTTGGTAAACTTAACAGTAGTTTTCTTAACAACTGCTGTACCACCAATTTGATACCAACCAAATTGAGCGGCAGTAGCGGCAGACATAGAAACTGCTAAAGGCATACCTGATTTGTTGACTGTTGCGGCTGTTGGAATAGTTGGTACAAAAGTCGTACCATCATATTGAACAACTGCGCCTATTGCATTTGAAGCAACACCAGTTAAGAGGATAAATTCTCCGTCACCGTATGTTGGGTCATTAGCAGTAACAATCATGCCAAGTTTGGCAGGGATTGAAGGAACGACTGTAGCAGAGTTTGCTGTTGTTTGACCTGCGTCAACACCTGCAATCAATGGTAAGCCTAAGAATGGTGCGGTAATTGTAAATGCCATGATAATCTCCTATTAAGCTTTAAGAACGCCCTGGAACTGCGCTCCAGAACAAGTCATGTTACCAGCCCAACCAATGAGTTTAACAATCGCATCTTGGTTAATTGCTTGACGCTCACCACCAATAGGCACGAAGTTACGGTCTTTGTGAGGGCGTAAGAAAATGTACTTAGTATTCAAGAACCACATATGGTTAGCTGTAGCGTTACCACCGATACCACCATCTAGTACCACGTCAGCAGATGTACCGCCACCGTAGAATTTCAATGAAGCAAAACCAGCAGCACCTTCGTCAGCAGAAGCAATACGTTGGATAGCTTGTAATGAGTTCACATACAATGAGTAGTAGTTGTTATCAGCAACAATCAAATCAGCTTTATCATTACCACGGACTAATTGAATAGCTAGTGAAGTCATGTATTGTTGAATGTTTGCAGCAGAAACAGCAGCACCACCATTGGTAACACCTGAATAACTTACGTTTTTCCAGAAAGCCCATGTTGAACGGTCAATACCACCATAAGTGTTTGTATTTGTATCAGCTACGGCTGCGGCTAAACCAGTGATGTTTTTACCACCATTACCAGTACCATCTAAATAGATGTCACCAGCAATACGGTTTAACAAACGTGCTTCTGAAACATTCATACGACCATCTAACAAGTCAATGATTGCTTCTTTGCCACTGTTTTGCAACATTTCAAGACCTGACATTGTAACAGCGTCAGCGTATTGAGTAATTGAATATTGAGCAGCACTAATTGGGCTGTCAGGGCTGATATTAATCAGTTCATATCCTGAATAGCTATTAGCGTTGTTAGTTGTAGTATCGTTATACATGATTTCTTCAAGAATCACGTTACCACCACTAAAAGGGCGAACATTACCACGCTCTTTCAGGCGTTTAAGTAAAGCGTTATTGTTCGTTAAGTTGTCAGCCAAAGCCCCTGAACGGTTTTGGATTGTTGTTGCTATAATATCGGTAATAGAACTATTGGCAAATGCCATAATAATCTCCTAAATGAGTCTAATTAAACCCGACCATCAGCATAAGAATCAAATGCGGACTCTAGTGTTGACCGTCTATCCTTTGTGTCACCTGTATTTGTTTTTCCGCTTGGGGTAGCAGATTTTAACGATACATTGGTGGCTTTAGCTTTAGCAACGTGTTGTGCCTTACTAGCTTCAGTTCTCGCTTGGTCAACAAGTCGTTGTTGTTCCAATTCAAAAACATCATCTTGCATACGCACAGCTTTTGCATAAGCCGTTTCAAGGGTTGGGGCTAAACCAGACTCAAGTAATTGAGCCATAGTGCCTCTAACTGCCTCAAAATGCGGGAATTTTTCCGCATTACTCTTTACCGCATCAATTTGAGCCTGTAAACGAGAGTTCTTCTCATTTTCAGTCCAATTTGTCAAACTGTCAATCTTACTTTGCATTTCGTTAAACTGTTGACTTTGTTGCAATACATTTTGGTCTGGTGGTTGCCCACCTGTTAGCCAATGTAAAGGCACATTATAGTCAGCAGATAACTTAACAAAAGCATCTAGTCTTTGTTGGTCAGAGCCTTTTACTAGCGTTTGATGCGCTCTACCCAAATTATTAATCCACGCAGCAGGGTGAATATTATTAGCTTGCAAATCAGCCATAAAAGGTGAAATTGCCTCTTGTAATACTCTAGCATTTTCAGCCTCACTCTTATAGGTACTAACGCCTGTTTTGTATTCAGTTTCACGTTGAGATGAATATTGCAACATCTTACGTGATTCGTCAGGGGTTAATGCCTCTCCTGCTTGCATCTTATCCCAAATAGGGAGATATTCTTTCTTCCATGTAGTCGGGCGTTGCAACTCGTTAGAGTGGTCAACTACTTCAGGAACGTCATGGGTAGTTGCTACAGGACTTGGGTTAGTTGTAACCTCATTAAGTTTTGTAGCAAACTTCCCTGATTCATCCCTTACTCGTTCTTCTGAAACTGGTGCTGGGTCGCCAACAATAGTTTCTATAGTACCATTTTCTGCTTGTTCAAAACTTGATTCAAGTGCATCTCGTAAGGAATTACCAGATTGTTCTTGTTCAGCCATTTTCTAATCCTTTATGCAGATTTATTAATTGCCCATAATGAAGCAGCACCACCTGTTACACAGATATATTCAACTGTTGAGAATGTTGTGCAAGTTGAAGCTGTACCTACTACCGCTAAAGCGTAGCTAGTGCCAGGAATCTGAATTGCACCACCTGTAGGTGGCCAAATCTTTAATGATGATGCAGTGTCATTAATTACAATAACTGAACTACCTACGTCACAGTTAGGTAAACGAACACCATCTGCACCTGTTACTACGTTTACACCAGCCGCTAATTCAACTGCGGTTGCTAATGTTGATGAACCTGTTGCAGTTACAGCAGCAATACCCCCATGAGGGATAACTTTTGCTGCACCACCAGGAATACCTACACCTACTAATTCTTTTGCTAAAGCCATATCTTTCTCCTAATAACGTAATTTTTCGTAAACTAACCTTGCCAACTGCTCTCTTGACCTAGAGCTAGCTGGGGCTTTAGGCTCTTGATTAGATTGCTTCTCACTGCCAATTTCTACACAGTTATTTCTTTTAAGCATCTCACGGTGCTGTTTTCTACCCTCTACCATAGTACCATCTGCCATACTTTGATATGGTGCTATGTCAGCTTGTATATAATACCCTGCCGTGCTTTCAGTTCTATAACCAGTATCTACTTCTCTGGCATTGCCGTTAGCATCATAAATCCATCTATGTCTAGCCATTATTCTCTCATAATAACATTAAAAGTGCTTCTTCATCATCTTGCTCACGGCTGTCTAATTCTAACTTCCATAATGCAAGTAACGCTTTAACTCTGTTTAAATCATTGGTAATCTCTTCTAATGAAGATGATTGTATAACATTATTAACCTCTATTGCAATATCAGTATTAGTAATAGGCTCTAACAGCCCTTGATACGCTTCTAATATTGACTGCTTACGAACTTGCGCTTCTTCATCTAAGTTCTTTTTCTTTCTAGGCTTCTCTTTCTTCCATTCACCTGCTTCATCACCACCAACCTTAATTGGCACAACATTTGAACCTGCCTGACTAATGCTTACTACAATATCATCTAATGTAGCCGATAAAATTTGGTCACGACTTAATGCTTGTGTAATGTTACATGTAACGCCATCTAATACTATTGCAAGTGACTGGCTATTCCCTACGCTTGTTGCACTTTGACTAATCGCTACCACCACATCATCTAGCGTAATTGCTAGGCTTTGTGGGTGATTAGCCACTTGGGTTGTTGCACTTGTTACGCTATCTAGCGTAATCGCCATAGATTGACTATGACTTAATGTCTGTGTACCGCTTGCCGTTACAGAATCTAATGTAATGGCTAATGCCTGACTATGTACTGCTGTTTGCGTTACTGCTACTGCTACAGTATCTAAAGTAATCGCTAACGATTGGCTATGTGCTGCTGTTTGTGTAACCGCAACAACTACATCATCCAATGTAATAGCAAGTGCTTGTGAGTTACCTGCTACTTTTGTAGGGTCACTTAACCTTACATCATTACTGTTTGCATCACTTGGTACTTGATACAGGAATACATCATTTCCTGCCATGTTATACCCCTATAAGCGTGTTGACTGTTGTTCCTGCAATGTCTGGCGCGCCAACTTTATAAGCTACTATATAGAATGGGCCACTTCCAGGATTATATATAGTAAAGTTACCACTAGCATCTGAAGAAGTCTCTTGTGCTATAGTATCAACATCTGTTAATATTAAATGAACTGCACAGTTACCTAAAGCAACACCATTACTGTCTCTTGTAACTCCAGTAATAGTTCTATTAATATAGACCCCCTTACTGCGGTATATAACAGTACCAACCTGACCACGATTGATAACTGTTGTACCAGTTACATCATTGATGTCAGTTTGGATTAGCCCACGCCAATCCCCTGACACTCTACCACTTCTAGCAAATGTTCTCCATCCACCAGTGGTAAAAGACATTACACAGATTCCCAAATCTCGTAGTTATGCACAGTCATAGAACCTGTTGCTACTGTTTGAGTAAAGAATAAATCAACCGCATTTGCAGCAGTGTTATCAAAACCTGTACCTACTGCTGGAGTACCTACTGGAACCATTAGAACACCATTACCACCTGCAGCAGGTAAAGGAGCACCAATAACAGCTTCTGATGTAAACTTACCAATACCAAATAAAGTAGTTGTAGTTGATGTACCTACAGCACGACACGTTAAATCAATCTCTAAATCAAATGGTACGTTAGCTTTAACTACAATGTTTAAGTTCAAAGCACCAGTATCAAAAGCTACAATCGTGCCTGATGGCCCTGTACGCAAATCAAAACGAGCTGTACCTGGTGTTGTAACCGCACAAGAGATACGCCCTTGTAATTTAATCTTCCATTGCTTACCTACTGTCCAATAGTTATTAGGCAAAATTAAACGAGAAGCCACTGGAATACACGAGGCTGCTGCCGCAGCAGTTAATGTTGGGCCGTCTGATGAACCAATAACTAACGGTACGAACGAGGATGGATTTGGATATGCCATTATGGATTTCCTTCTGTGATTGTAGCGGCTGACGTGGTAATAGTGTCTGATACCGCAATTGTTGTATTAGTAATAATAATGTTAGTACCTGACGTACCTACGGTTAAACCTTCAATTACCATAGTCGTACCATCTGTCTTAAATAAACGTGCAATCGCAGCCGTACCTGCGCCAGTTGCCGTAGCTGAACCAACAGCGTTAAATGTCAATACACCGCCCGATACTGTGCCTAATGTTGCTGCACAAGTTGAGGTATATAGCACTGCACCATACGCTGTTGTATAAACAGTTAATTTAGCTGTAGCTCCCGCTTCTGTGACAATGGCTGTACTTCTAGCATTGCGTAAAGTAGCGTTAAGTGTAATCGCCATTATTCAACTCCCTGTACTTTACCATCTGGGCCACGAATGATTTTCTTTGGTTTGTTCATATTTTCTACCATTCCTTGAATAGCCATCATGGTTTGTCCGTGCATATCGGCTAATTTAGATATATTATCTTCTTTTACAGCAACTTCGCCACCTAAATCTTCAGTAGCTTTATTACTTGCGGCTGATTCTGCTGACATTAAAGCTGAATCCATTGTAGTCTTAGCAGATATTTGTGCAGTAACAATCTTGGTAGATTCTTGAAACTCAATCTTCCATTTCTCAAAATCTTGTCTTGATTGCTCTAACATTTGCTCATGGGCAAACTTCATTTGCTCCAATTGACTATCTTGAATAATCTTAGCTTTATCCATCTGTGCTTTAAGTTGCATAGCACTTTGGTCACGCTGTTGTTCCATTTGTAAGCGCATTTGGCTAGATTGTTGGTCAGCTTGTATCTTAGCTTGCTCAATCTGTGCTTTAGATTGTGAGTCTTGTTGTAATGCCTGTATTTTAAGCATTTCAGGGTCAGGTTTAGGTTGTTGTGGTTGAGCGGCTTTTTGTTTCATTGCATCTGCCACTTTATCAAACTCACCTTCCATAGTGCGACCAACTTTAAATGCAGTGATGCCAAATTTAAGCATATCCATAATTAACGGAACTATGTCAGGGTTTTGCTGTCCAACCTCGTTGGCTTGTTGTAAGAACCCACCAGCCGCCTTCAAGAACTCCATTCTATCTTGCTTTTCTTGGTCTTCGTCAGCCTGTAGCATTGAATCAACTGCAATTTCCACTCTAAAGCCCATTAAAGGGTCTTTAGTCAGCATTTGAATCGCTTGCATTACATACATTTGGTCTGTTTCGCTAAGTTGTGCTGCCGCAGAGATTTTGATTAAAGTTTCAGGGGAGAAGTGTTTACACATGACTTGCGCTTTAATGCGAATAATCTCTTGTGCAAAGAACCCAACATCATTTTGCATAGCTTTTAAACGTAAACTAGCGTATTGACCTTTAATCTGTTGTGCTGTAGCAGTTTCATTAGCATTTGTTTGACCACGAATAATATCAGATATGCCTGTAATATCGTAAATCTGTTGTTTGACTTGCTCCATAGCCGCATAAGCATCACGTAATGCGGTAGCGATTGGTGTAATGTCAACTAAATCAATTGCGCCTTTAAGTCCTTGCTTCTCGCTAAATGCTGACCAGTTCTTAACAGGCAATAACGCATTGTCTTCACCTTCAGAAAACAACCTAACCAATTCAGGTACGGAAGCATCATATACACCACGTACTTTTAATGCCTTAATTAGACTGTCAATCCTATCTGAAAGCATATCAAGCTCTCTAGCTTGGTCTTGATAGAGTGAAAAGTCTGGTACTGGCTCTAATGATTCATTAGTAAGCGTTGCATAAAGTGGTGGAGGGCATGGGAAGAAGTTTTCTAACTCTAATGGGTCATCACGCTTATCTAAAATCTTACCCATAGATTTTGATAGCCAAATAGCTTGACCACTTTCTTTATCCCAGATTTCATACACAAGAGCTTGGTTCTCAACCTCTTGCGATTTCATCATCTTTTTACCAGCCTCTTCTGGAGAGGTATCAAGAGGGATAATGTTGCCTAGCTCTTCGCCAAATCTTTCTACCAATGCTGAACGGCCAAGATAAACTTTACGCCATACGGCTGTGGTTTCTTCCCATGTTCTCGCTACTTTATGACCAAAATCACGCCAATGGACATAATCTACAGGCGCACACTCATATTCTATGGCTTCAGGCTGTTGTGATTCGTTTTCTGCTTCATCAGCGTCTTCAGTAATCTGAAAACCATCATCAGGTGTGCCAAAATGGGGTTCATAACGCACCCAAGCAACACCTCTACCACCTAAGAACCTATCTTGTACCGCATTATTCATAGCGGAACGATAATCAGGGTAATGTTCTACCTCAAATTCTAATGCACGTTGAAGTATCATTCCTGCAACACGACCAACAGGGTCATTATCACGAAATCTACGCGTTACTTCAGGCTTTGGTAGTCGTGAGAATACGGCAGGGATAATTGTCTGCACGTTAGACCATAGAATGTTAAATTTAGTCGTAGGGTCATTATAACCACGCGCATCATCACGATACCGTTTGATTATCTTCTCTGTACGACCTTCCCACTTCTTAAATGTACGGTCATAGGTTGCAATAGCATTAACCCAATCACTTACCTCTTGGTTAGGCAGTTCTTGATTAGCCATTATTCATTAAACCGAGAAAATACCAACACATAAAGCAGTACATCCTGCCCCAGTAGTTACTGACCATGCTCCTGATTGAGAAGCTACTCCAAGTTCTAATGAATAAGTACCAGGCACTACAGTTGCACCACCTGTAGCTACAACAATTGAGGTTGCGCCATCAATAATAGTCAATGTAGCAGTTGCGGCAGTAATTACGTTGACAATAATACGTTGTATGATGTCACCCTTAGCCCCTGTAGTACCTAATACTTGACTTGTTTGACTTACGGCAACGGTTTCATAAAAATAACCGTAGGGATAACTAGCAATAGACATAATTCTTCCTTTTTAACTGTTAATATCGTTGAAATGAAGGTTTTACTGATTTCCACATTTCGTTTAGTGTGAAGGATGGTTTACCTATCACTATACCACGCATTTCTTCTAATTTCTTTGGAGGGTCTTCTTCTTTTCTCCATGCTACCGCCAACATTCTGAAAGCATCTGCCCCATGAGATGTAAAATCATGTTTGGGCTTGTCTTTTAGCATTTTACGTTCGTCATCATACTCACGTTGGTATTCTCTAAGACATTTTACACCAAATTCAGTCTTTTCTGCATCAAACCAACATCTTTTAAGTAGCACTCTACTCGCTTGAATACCGTCTTGCAAGCTTAAATTCGGGGCAATTCGCATGTTTCCAAGCCCAATTATAGCAGAAAGTTGCTCAATTATTGATTTTCCACCACTCGCTAGTGTTTTTGCTCTTGCATCATGAGGCAACCAATGTAATCCATAGCGATAAGGTTTACTCATGACAATATCAGCATAATATTCCACATTCTCACCATTAGAAGAGTGATAATCTATCAAATGTACCTCATCTCCGCATACTTGATAGAACCAGATACTTGTATCGTCTGAATACCCCAAATCCCATGCAGTATGTACAGGAACGCTATCATCATAGGCTACAGTACAAATCCTACCGCTTTCCTCAATATCACGCATTTCTTTACCATAATAAGCACCCAATACCGCAGAACTAAATGAACAGTAATACTCTTGACGGAAGAAAGCCTCACCATAAGCCTCACCATGTTCAGCTTGCATTTCTATCAGCTCTTGCGCCATCTGTGCTTCAGTAAATATACCAGTATCATCTACAGTTAAAACTTGACTGAACCAATCCTCTGACTTTTCGGCCATTTGGAACATATCATTAAAATGGTTTTTACCACGAGGGGTTGAGTTAAACGCAGCCCACCCATTATTTTCCAATAACATAGGGCGTAAGTATGACCAACTAGATGGATTACTTAGCGCATATTCAGAGAATACCAATCCTACAGGGGTAGAACCTACCAATGAGTTGTAATTATCAGAACCCACTAATTGAAACATAGAACCATTCAATAGTTGAATAGACATCTCTTGCTGATTGGTGGATTTACGCATTTCAGGGGGGAAGGCTTCATCCAACCTTAATTTACCAGTATGCGGATTAATGGCTTGCCATAAAGCCTTACGACATTGTGAGTATTCGGGCATCAAATACCAAATATTACCCACACGTTCTTGTGAGGCACAGGCACAATGATGTAGCATCACCGCATCTTTACCACTACGTCTATGCCAACTCACTACCGCCCTCTTACCACCATCACTTAAATACTTCCATAATGGTTTCTGATAATCACGAGGCGACCAATTATTAGGTAAACTTAATTGAGTGTTAGCCATTATTCTTGTTCAACTGTAATGGTTTCGTTATCATCCTGATTCCTATTAATGATAATAGTCACACCACTACCATTACTTAAAGTTTCAGGTTGAGTACCCCATATCCGTTTCTGTTCTACAGAAGCTCTCCAACTAAAGGCTTTCCATGTATCTCTGGCCTTTGCACTTTCAAACGCATCTGAAGCATTTAATATCATCTCTTCGGCTGTGTCTAATCTATTAGCATGGAACTCTAATTGTGCAGCTTGGTATTCAGGGTCTTTACTTAAATATTGACTAATAGCACTACCCGTAACACCTAATTCTTCAGCAATCTTTTTGGTACTCATACCACCAGCAATCTTACTAATTATCTCTTCTCTATGCGTAATAGCTACAGGCGGTTTACCCATAATTATTTCTCCTAATTATTTTATATCTTGTGTTGACAACTTATTATTTAATAGATTAACATAAGCATATGGGAGTTGCCAACCCGTTTTAATAATTCTGGCAGTCTGCACATAATCCTTCAAATGCAGATAGTGGTAACCCCCAGCAGTTCGGGCATGACCACTCTAAATAACCCCCCTACTGGAAGTAGTAATTTTTTATTCAATTTCGTTACAATCTGATATCAACAATCTTTTAAATAATAACCAATTGAATCGCTCGGCTATTCCCTCCGCTACGAGCAGGGGGGGGTAGTTCATCCATATAAGTCAATTACAAGTAGTTCAAGTACAGATAGAGGGGGCAAGTACCGCTACCACGATAGTACCAAACACATTCCGACATTTCATGTCTATATGTGGATTGATTGGAATATAACCCCTCCCTCCGCGCTCTTAGCATC